TAAATTCCCCCAGTCTCTGACATTATCAATATTTATCTATTAAATAAATAGATAATAAATATAATTGAAAAAGAACTTTTTAAATTATATTTAATGAAAGAAAAAATATTAAAAAAAATTGAAAATCAAAATAGTATAATAAAAAAATTAGGAAAAGATAAAAAAGTTAAAAAACATAAAATAATAAAAAAAAAATTAAAAATATAAAAGATAAATACAAGAACTTGCAAGAGAAATTTAAAAAATTAAATAAAAAAAATAAAAAATGATATAAAATTTAAAGTCTATCATATAAATAGACACAATAATAGTTCCAAATATGCAAAATACTAATTCCACCACAACAGTTACTCTAGACAATATTATTTCAGAAACATATAATGACTACTCTAACAATATGAATGATGATAAAGACTATGCAAAATCTTTAGTAAATGTTCTTAAAAAATATAATTATTGGCCCGCTCTACAAGTTAAAAAATTCAAAGGAATTAAAAATCAAGTACTCCTGCATAATACATATATTCGTGAAGATATTGATGATTTTAAAGAATTATATGAACAATGTAGAAGTATTATTCTAGATTTTGAAGCAACTAATAATAAAGTTGTTGTTTCTTATTCTAGTAGTATTCCTTTAAGAATTAATATTGAAGATTATCAAACATCAATTAATACCAATGATAAATATTATGAAGCATATGATGGTACTACAATTACTTGTTACTATTATAATAATAAGTGGAATTATGGAACTACAAGTTGCCCAGATATTAATACGTCATGGTATTCTCATCCAACAAAAACACATGGAAAAATGTTTGATGAAACATTATGTGAAATTCTAGGTTATGAAGATGAAAATACAGTTAGAAATTATTTTAGCAAATTTTTAGATAAAGAAGAATCATATGTATTTACATTAATTCATCACGATAATATCCATATTATCAATTATAAAATGATTCTTGGTGATAATTACAAAAAAATAATACATATTAATAGTAAAAAAATAGCTACATATGAAGATGTAAATTTAGATGATATGCCTCTATTAAAATATAATATTACTTATCCAAAACAATTTAATAATAGCGAAGAAGCATTTAATCATATGAATAATAGGGAAAATAATAGTTATGGATGCATTATTAAAAGAAACTCAAATGGATATACACATCTTGCAAAAATTTCACCACATGAAGTAAAATATAGAGAAGATACTGATCCGTGTAATCCTAATCCATGGTATAATATTCTTTCAACATATATGAAAAATCGCGTAGAATATCATATTAATGATTATATTCGAGATTATAATCCAAGTATTGAAAAACTATATGATACTAATGGAAAAGAAATCGACCCAACATATTTAATTCATACATCAATTTGTACAATTAAAGATGTTTTATTTAAATTATATAGTGCAACAACAACATATAATATAAAGAAAAATTTATTCAAAATGAACAAAGAAATTGATAAAGATTTTTCTCCACTTATTCGATTTCATTTAGCAAAATTACGAAGAAGACAAATTACCGTATATAAGGGTAATCTTATTGGTAACCGCGATATTTATTACTATTTATGTCACTGTATTAGAACAAATGATTTAAGACAAATTATTCAACTTATTACCAACACAAGTGGTTATGACATTAATGAAAGGTCATTAATGTGTCTAGTGACACTTAATAATCTACTAAATTAAACATATTATGCAATTTAGTTACAAATATCTTAGCATAATTATAATGTTGTTTTTTATATAGATTTATCTAATAAACTATGTAAAGAAAGTTTTTTATCAATAGTGTAAAAAAAATTAAATATATATACTTTTATTTATGTATCCAATTGATTAATGTTTCTTATTATTTTTTCTTGAATATAATATATCTATTTAAAAATGAAAATTGTTTTTGAACAATATCCTTATCTAATTCATTAATATCATTTTCAAGTCTACTTAAATTTGATTTTTTATCAACCATACCTTTTTTAATATCATTAAAATCTTTTTCAAATGTATTACTTTCAACAAATTCTAAATTATATTCAGTTGCTTTTTCAATTAATAAATCTAAATCAACAAGATATTCAGGAATTATTTTTTGCGTATTTTCGATAAAGACACCAATTTGTTTACCGTATTTTTGATCATTATCTACAAAATTTTTAGTAATGGCCCATGTAATAACATCGGTATCTCTATCAATATTTTTAATACCTTTTATTGTATTAGTATTATTAGATTTGAATAAATTTTCAATAATATTACCATCCATAAATGTTGCAAAGAAAATACCATTTGTTTTTAAATTATTAGCAACATTGGAAAAGAAACCATTTAATTTTTTCTCACTTTCAAAGAAATAATGAATAGCGAATTGACAACTGCATACCGAAAATTTATTAGTACCTTTACCGGCAATATGCCTTAAATGATACTGATTATTGATATTTCTATTCATTACAATATTTAATATTTCATAACTTTCATTGTCATTAATTACCTTTGCAGCGTTACCATTATTAATAGATTCGGCACAATCACCTGCTACAAATACAATATCAGGAAAATACACTTTTTCATCTTTGCTAATTTTTCTAGTTTGATTTTTCTTTTTAATTAATCGCGAATATCCTCCACTTCTAGGATTATATATATTTCGTTTGACTAAATCAATAGATAATATGAATGAATAATTATATTCAACCCATCTATTCATATCCCCACCTTCTCCACCACATAGTTCCAATAATGAATTTCTATCTTTGGAATATTCATATAGTTTTTTCTTAATAGCTTGATTGTGAAAATTTAACATATGCAAAGATAATAAAGAATCTCTTGGAATATTTCTACTATAATATACATCATCAGATTCTAAAATTTTATCAGTAGTATCATTATATGTTTTATCTATATTCGTATCTTGATTACCAACAATCATAGCATTTGTAATACTATTATGAATTGAACGCCATACATTAATTGCAATATTTAAATCATTCATCGTTTTACTAATTTCCCCCTTTTTATAAAGTCTTGTTTTATCATCTCTGCGACGAAGAGGATTCCATCTGTGATTTATCGCAATTTTATTATTTACATCATAATTAAATTCAATAATCGAATTGTCTTCAATAACTTCATTATCATGAGTTAATATAAGTCCTTTAGTATTAATTTTAACATATGCTATTTCTACACCTGATTCATAATATATTGTAGGTTTAAATAATGTTGGTACATAAGACACTAAATTATTTCTTTGTTCTTTAGCGTATTTATAATCATATCTTAAACGCAAACCTTTAATAGGCCCTATATCTTCCCATTGTGAAGAATTATAACCTACAAATAATTTTAATTCTCTATATTTTTCGCCATTTTCATTTACAATTTTACCATATTTAACTAAAAAGTCAATTGAATTTTGTTCTGGTGGTTTCCATTTAAATAATCTATCCCATCTTACATTATCTGTAATTTGTATTGCCTTATTTGCATAATATGAATATAATGGTAATTTAGACGGTGTAAATATTAAACCATCTATTTCATATGGATATGATTTATAATTGCTCAATATTTCATTACATTTTGAATATATTGTAGAATCTTTGTCATTATATAAGAATTTCTTAACAGTAAATTCAACATTAGTTTTAGAATTTTGAATATGAGATTTTGCAAAATTCAAATGTTTTAATCTTGATACTTCACCGATTAAAGGTAAGTTAGTTATATTTTTACCTTTAATATAATACATATCAAATGCTGCAAATAAATGATTAGGTGAATTATCTTTTCGTTTGCTACAAGTAACATATTCACCATCAATTAAACTATTATATAAATTAGATTGAGCCGTCATACCTGTATTAATAACATTATAAGTATTATTAATCATATAAATGTCACCAATTTCATCTATATACATTAATAATCTTTCCCCATCTGCTTTTTCGGTTACTGTATAACCTTCTAAAATACTAACAGAACCATATTCCATAGGACTTATTAAGTTGACTTTTTCAAGAGTGATAGGTTTTGGTGTTAGTAACGGAATAGTATTTTTTTTATTATAAGACATAATTTTAATATCTTGTTTAATCAAATTATTGTATTTTTGTAGAACATTATTTTGTATTTCTTTTGTTATAATTTTGGGATATAATGTTATATAATGCAATAAATTCAGTACAGATTGAATAATTAATTCTTTACTTTTATTATTAAGATTAATTTCAAATTTATAATTTTGTTGTTTTTTGAAAATATTAGACTCTTTCAAAGTATTATAATATTCATCTTCACCTCTTTCTAAAATTACACAATATTCAATGTTATTTTTTTTATCAAAATATGAAAATTTTTTTGTTATTTTAAATTTTTTTTTATTTAATTGCCATTTTTCTGGTTCCTTATCAATGTTATTTTCTTTAATTATATCAAAATATATATGGTAATCAAATAAATTTTTTTCAACATTATTATATACTATATTTTTATTAATCCACTTATAATTATTTATATTATCATAAATATTACTATTACAATATTTTAATATATTTGATAAATCTGATATCAATAATATATTATTAAATTCATCTTCTATTTCTAATACTTCATTTTTAATATTTTCTTCAAAATCGGTATTAGAAATAGAGTTTATAAAATTATTGAATTCGTATTCAGTCCAATTTAAATTATTATTATCGATTCTTATTTTAAAATTTTCTTCTTTAAGTTCTAAAATAGTATCAATAATTCTTATTAATTCTGAATCATTTTTAAATTCCATATTTATAGTTTTCTCTATTGTATATATATATATATATTATTCTATATATAATAAATCAATTTTTAATTTTAATTATATTCGATAATTTCTACTATTTTATTTGTATTCCATTCTGTGAAACTTAAATTAAATAAACTTTTATATGTTATAGGATAATAATCACAAATAGATTGTATAAATATTCTTTCCTTATAACTAATAAATTTAACAATAAACATTTGTGTATTTAAGACAATATATTTAATACTCCATTCTTGTCGTTTTAATATTTGTATAAGATTAGTATCTATATTACATGTTTTAATATAATTAAAATAAAATATATTTTGCGCGTAATTATTCATATGTTAAAATACAACACTATACATTATTCATTTTTTAAATTACTTAAAAATAATTCTTTATTTTTAAAAAGAATAATGACAAGTAAAATAGGGTTAATTAATAATAGTGATTATACAAAAATTGTAAAAAAATTAAGAAATTTTTTTGATTCAAAAGGATTTGAAGAAGTTCATACACAAAGTAGATTAAGTATTCTCGCTGCATGTGAAGACCCAACAACAATAGCAACATATAATTATGATGGACAAGTTTGGCCATTACCACAAACAGGTCAAATGTGGTTAGAATATGAACTACTATCTAATCCAAATGCTAAAGGATTTTATTGTGTGAGCACCAGTTATAGAAATGAACAAAATCCAGTTCCCGGAAGACATGATAAAATTTTTCCAATGTTTGAATTTGAAATGAAAGGTGATATGGAAGAAATGATGAAAATGGAAGTAGAACTACTAACATTTTTAGGTTTTGGCAAATATTATGAAGGTAAAAAGTATCCAGAAGGAGATTATATTGATATTGCTAAATTATATGGGGTAAAAGAATTAGAACATAATCATGAAGAAGAAATTTATCATCAATACGGTCCCGTATATTTCTTAAAAAATTTTCCAAATTATAGTTCTCCTTTTTGGAATATGAAACAAGCACATAATAGTTCAGTTGAAGGAGGACACGCAAAAAAAATAGATATTATTATTAACGGTATTGAAACAATAGGGAGCGCACAAAGATCTACCGATAAAGATGATATGAAAAAACAATTTCATGAAATTAGCAATGGTAATTATGCAAATATTTTGTATAGTAATTTTACAAAAGAAAGGGTTGAAGCAGAACTTCAAGAATTTTTGGAATTTGATTTATTTGATAGGTCTGGTGGCGGTATTGGTTTAACTAGATTAATTAGGGTCATGAAAGAATCAGATTTATTATAATAATATTATACTATATAAGGATGTTGTAAATAGTTTATCTAATAATTCATTTCTTTCTTTTACATTTTTTTTTGCTAAACATAAATTAATTAATAATTTTGCGTTTTTAACATGATTATTTTTATAAAATGTTGATATTGGTTTAGGAACACCAAAATTTATATAATTATACTCAAATAATTTATTAATAATAAAATTATTTTCATAATATTTAAGTCTTGCTAGTGAAGAATAATAATTTTTAATATCATCTAATAAATATATATTATTTTCATAAAATATTAATGAATATATATAATTTATAATATCATCCGGTATATAATCAGGTATAATCATAATAATTATATTAATTATATTAATTATATTAATTATATTAATTCATTAATATTTTATAAAAATATTAGAATTTAATTACTAAAACCACTTGGACCAATTGGTCCTTGAAGTCCTTGTGCACCATCATTACCACGCGGAACTATTATAGTAATCTCTGTTAAATTTTTATCAATTATTTCTTGCGATGTAGGATAATTTGTTATTGGATGTTTTGCTAATATATTATTACCCTGGTCTATAAATTTAAATAATGGTAATTTGCATTTACATTCACTGCCGTTTCGTCCTGGATAACCCTGTTTACCTTGTAAACCGGTTTGCCCAGGCGGTCCTTGTAGTCCCATAGGTCCCATAGGTCCCATAGGTCCCATAGGTCCCGCATGTTCCTCGCTAGATATTTCCAGTCCCATTTTTTGTTGCACTGGTTCGAGTTTATCTGAATTACTAACAAATTCTTCATCTATATTTTTATTAATTATTAAAATGAATATTATTGATAATATGATTAATGATAGTATAACTAATATTATTTTACTATTATTTGTAAAATATATCATTATCTAATTAAGTATTTTTATTTTTTTTCAAATAATAAAAATCCAAAAGGACTATTTGTAATATATAATGGATAATTATTTAAATTTATATAATCTATTTTTGTATTATTTATAATTTCTTTTATATGTAAAAAATTATTGTTATAATAATAAGAAAATTTTGAATTATTTTTAAATTCTATTATTAAAAATTCATTTATATTATCATATATTGCTTCAATATAATTATTATACAATAATATATCATCAAATGATATATTTTTGATTAGTTTTTTTGTTTGTTTATGTTTTCTTAATGTTAATGTTTCTAAATAAGTATCAGTATGTAAAATAATAAAATTATTTTTATTAAAAAATATATTATTATTATTTGAAAATAATAATGTTTTTTTAATTTTTAATTTATTATTTAAAAATAAATTTTTAAAACTTAATACATTATAGATATTAATCAATAATAAAAAATATTTATACATCATTATTATATAATACTTATTTTTTATATATAATACTTATTTTTTATATATAATTACATATATTTAATTATATATAAAATATAAAATGTATTAAATACCAGTATATATAAATATAAAACATCTACAAAAGTTTTGAAAAGTAATAATATAGATTCCTTTATATTATACACATTGTTTTTTTTTAAAGTTAAATTATTTGCTGAATTAACATAATTTAATTTTGCTGCTTTAGTTAATCGATGTAATTTAATATTTTTATAATTATAAATAATTGGTGTTCTCATTATAAACACATATATATTATAATTAAATAATAGTATTAATAAAACCATTACAAGTTTTATTCTAAACATATAATAAAAATAATAAAAATAATAAAATATTATATCATTTTTTAATTAGAATAAGCTAAACCACCCATCCCAGATAATATTCTTAAAACATTATAATTAATTGCAAATATATTTATTAAACCAGTTTTTTCTGTTGCTATTTGTAAATGAGCACTATCTATTCTGGACATATTTAAAGTACCAGATGGTTGATGTTCCTCTGGTTTCAATGCAAAAGAATATAAGTTAATACCTTTTTTATATTGTCCAGGTGTGTTTTCATGATGTTGATATGGTTGTACTATTGAAAAATATTCTCCTTCTCTTTCACTAAATCTTTCATTTCCATTCAATTGCAATCTAACTAATTTAACAGGATTTTCGCATTTAATAGTAGTATCATTTTCATGTTCATAATGATTATACTCGTTAAATGGATTATTTGTAAAATTATTCCAATATGGTTTGCTAGCAGTAGTTTTTTGGTATTCGGCAAGGTCCGAATTAATGTCGCCGCCTGCTGGATTAGAATCTGGTTTTACAACCCAAACTAATTCTTTGCAAGGATGATTAAAATTTAATTTAACACTTTTTAGCGATTTTTGTCCATTTGACACCCCAGATGTTATTCTTTCCGAACCAGTAAATTGCAATTGTTCAATTAAATATTCATGAGATAATTGTGCAAATCTCCTTCTTTCATCTGTATCTAAGAAAATATAATCTACCCACAATTCAGCATCTTCTAATTCAAGAGAAGTAGAAGATGCTGAATCGTTTTGAACACCTCTTTCGTCATTTAAATAAGAGAAATTGCCTGGTGTTCTATCAACCATATCGTTTAATTGTGCATATTCAATATTAATTTTAACTTCGTGATATTGTAAAGCAATTAAAGGTAGCGATAAACCAACATTTCTACAAAACCAAAATTCTAAAGGGACATATATAGTATATGATGAGTCTTTTTCTAACAGTATGGAAGAATTTTGTTTATTACCACCAACCATTTTATCATAACCTTCTTTTTTACCAACAGGCATACTTAATTCATTCCATATATACATCCATTCTGAATAATGTTTATCCACGCGCTGACCACCAATTTCTAATTCTATATTTTTTAGTAATCTCAATCCAAAAAATGGTACTAATGCCAAAGGATGACTAGTACTTGTATTTTTTAATGTTGCTTTGAAATATATTCTATTTATTAAATCACCATTTCTAGTTATTAAAATACTTACTCTTGAACCAATATTTGAAGTTCCATTAAAAGTTTGTTCTATTGATTCTATAGCAAAATTTGTATGACGTCTATAAACTACTTTGAAAAAAGTAATTTGAGGATTACCAGTTAGATAAACATCTTGAGCACCATATGCTACTAATTGTAATAGACCACCTGCCATAATATATCTTTATACTATAATAGGAGAAAAAAAATAGTCTTATATAAATTAATTGCTGTATGCAATACCACCCATACCAGATAATATTCTTAATACATTATAATTAATTGCATATATTGCAAATACACTATTTGTATTATATTTTGCCATATCATAATTTAACGAAATAAAAGATGTATCTATACGAGACATATTTAGTGTTCCCGACGGTTGATGTTCTTCGGGTTTTAATGCAAAAGAATAAACATTTATACCAGTATTATTTGGGATATTTTCGTGATGCTGAAAAGGTTGTATTAAATTGAAATACATTCCATCTCTTTGAGTAAATCTATCATTGCCATTTAATAATAATTTTGCACTAATTACAGGATTTACTGTATTACTATTTGGTCCTAATTTATTTTTAATGTCGTCATAATCTGTTATTTCCGTAATATCTATTGCATTTTCACTATTTGTATAATTAAACCAATTTTCATTTTGTCTATTATTAGTATTGTTTTTTACAGTCCAAATTAACTCTTTTATAGGATGGTTGAAATTTAATCTAACTTTATTACTTAATGATTCATATCCTGTAAATTGTAATTGTTCAATTAAATATTCATGAGATGTTTGTGCAAATTTTCTTCTTTCATCAGTATCCAAATAAATATAATCTACCCATAAATGTGCAGATAATTCAGATGTACTTGGTAATGCTTCATTGCTACCATTAGTACATTTCTTTCCATCTTCAAATTGAATATTTATTTTAACTTCGTGATATTGTAAAGCAATTAAAGGTAGTGCTAATCCAACATTTCTACAAAACCAAAATTCTAAAGGAACATATAATGTATTTAATTCTTTTTTATCTGCGCCATCCAGAACTTCGAAATCGCTATGAATCAAGGTAAAAGCCAATTCATCCGATATTGCAGGACCATCAGTGTTGATAGTAATATTCTCATTTTTATCTTTTTTAGTGAATAAATCTTTAACATTTATGGTAAAAGTTGTATCCACATTTTTATAATTAGCACCCTTCTTATCAACAGTAACACTTAAAACTCCTGCATTACTAACTTTAATTTCTAATTCTAAACCAAAACCATTTGATGAATTACTCTTTGCTTTTACTATAACTCCTTTTGTGTTCTCATTCGCATTCTCTAATTGCGTAACATTAACATCACCTTGTTTTAATACAAAAGTAGTACCAGTTTTTACTCCATAATCACCAGTACTTCCAGCACCACCAACCATTTTAAAATAACCTTCTTTTTTTGATACAGGTAATGATAATTCATTCCATATATACATCCAATCTGCATAATGTTTGTCCATTTTTTGACCACCTATTTCAACTTCAGCATGCTTTATAACTCGTAAACCAAAATAGGGGCATAGATTTTTTGCTGTCGATTTTATAACTAAATAAGCTCTCGATATTAAATCACCATTTCTAGCAATAGTACTAGTTACTCTACTGCCATATCCAACAGTACCATTAAAAGTTTGTTGTATAGATTCTAGAGCGAAGTTTGTATGTCTTCTATAAACAACCTTAAAGAATGTTATTTGTGGATTACCAGTTAGATAAACATCTTGAGCACCATAAGCAACTAATTGTAATAAACCACCGCCCATATATTATATGTATCTTATACTATAATAATAGAAAAAAAAACAGAAAAAATATCTAGTTGGAGTAAGCAATGCCACCCATACCAGATAATATTCTTAATACGTTGTAATTTACAGCGAATATAGATACTTGTTTATCAGCAGTAGTGTCACCATAATATTGTAAGTCTAATACAGCAGTATCTATACGAGACATATTCAAACTTCCAGATGGTTGATGTTCTTCAGGTTTTAATGCAAAAGAATATACATTAATACCTGCATTATTTGGTACATTTTCGTGGTGTTGGTAAGGTTGAACTAAATTGAAATATCTACCATCTCTAGAATAGAATCGGTCATTGCCATTTAATATTAATTTACCTCCTTTTACAGCATTCTCTGCGGTACTCGATGGACCTAACTCAGTAGAAACATTAACATAAGTTGCAGAGTTCGCAGTGGTCAATACATCAGGTGTGGCAGTATAGTTAAACCAATTTAAGTTAGCAGTCTCCGCGGTGCCAGATGGTTCATGTACAACCCATACTAATTCTTTAACAGGATGGTTGAAATTTAATTTGATTTTGTTAGAAGCAGATTCTTTACCAGTGAATTGTAATTGTTCAATTAAATATTCATGAGAAGATTGAGCGAATTTTCTTCTTTCATCAGTATCTAAATAGATATAATCTACCCATAAAGCAGCAGATAAGGTACCTGCTTGAGGAGAACTAGCAGTATTTACAACATTTGTTGATTCTTCAA